TATATCCAGATAGAGTAGTGTCCGATAAATTAAATACTAAATCGTTTCCTCTAATTGATTTAATTTCGGGATTTATAAGTCCAATCTGCTGAGAACGCCCACCAGTTCCAATTCCAGTGCTAACAATGGTTGGTGGATTTGATACGCTATCATTATATGTCTCAGATAATTGAATATTGTCACCATTAACTCTATAAACAAAATATCCACCAGTTGTTAATCCTGATGCTGCAAGATCATCTGCTTTATAAAATACCTTATCTCCAGTATTTAAATTATGGTTTGGTAAATTGATAGTATTATTGAGTGTATTAATTCCAACAGAAGTGAATCCAATTGGATTAAAAATAAGTTGCTTCTTGGCAGCATAATATGAAACATAAACAGAACTTGAAGTGCCTATTCCGACCGAAAGATTTGGTTGAATGGAAAGTTTTATTGAATCATTTTGCAGAAGTCCATGAGAAGTGGAAACTGAGACGGTAGATTTTATTTTATCAATTCTACCGGTTAATTGTGGGAAAACCGATTCAATAGAATATTCATAGTTATTCGTTCCGTTTTGAATGAAGAATATTTCATTAGAAGTTAATTGAGTTTTGATTCCAATTGTATCTCTTGATTTATTTGTCACATAAACAATCTGGGCATCTCCTGGAGATGGTAATATAAATGTAGATGATACCCCAGCACTTCCCGAAACAATGAGGGCAGTTGCTGCTATTCCAACTGGTTTTTTAAATAAAACTTTTTGATTATCTTTAAATGGGTGATTTTTAATATAAATGCTTTGTGTTGGAATAGTTCTTAAAAGTGGTGAAAGTCCCGTTGATCCTATACCAATATAGTTTTGTCCATTAAGACTATAACGAACCGTTGTTCCAATACCAACAAGGGTTCCCAAACCGACTGTTTCTGTTGGATTAAAGAATACTTTATTGTTTAAAGTTGAATCAAAATATTCGGTTTGCTTATTAATAGTAATAGTATCTGAAAGATAATTAATAATTGTGGATGCACTATAGGCAACTCCAACAGAAGATCTCTTAACTCTTATAACATTAGTTGTATCAAAAATGTAAATAATGGACAGAATTTCTGATCCTATGCCAACACTAATGCTGCTACCAATGGAGATATTTGGGGGGACATTTGCAACATAGATATCGGTTACCAACCCTACAGATGGGCTTGATGCCATTGCATTTGTCAAAGTTGTACTATAAGAAGTAACTCCTATTGGATAAGATCCATTTAATGCACTTAAATATGTTGAAAATCCAGACACTGTAACGTTATCACCATCAGAAAATGTGTGATATGGTAAAATAGTTGCATTAATGGAATTTCCATCTTTTCTGGTAAAGATGGTATTATCATAGGTTTCTATAGATGTATTGATATTAACAATGTCTTTACCAGTTAAACTGAATACTTTTGCATCTACATTACTTCCATATGTTCCAGTATTATCAAACACTAAAGTATCACCAATGGAATATCCATCTCCAGAATTAAGGATATCAAATCCTTCAATTTTTCCTTTATAAATGGAATCAACCATTACCTTTTGATTTATTATTTCATTTGATTCTATAATAAAATCATTATCCGCATATTCGTCATTAATTTTATAAGGAAGAGTATTTCTAATTAATGAAGAATTATTAAAATTAAATGATTGATTTAGAGTTCTATTTTCTTTGATAAAATTATTTTTGAATCTATCTCCAACAAAATATGGGAAAGATGGTAAAGTTTGAGCGGATCCGGTTGTTATTCCAGCAAAGTATGCATATGTACCTAATGGAAATTCTGGAGTTTTGCAAAATCTTCCATTTGAATAATCCAAATCACCAGAGTTGTTGAAGACATAATCTTCAACAAGAGCACCTGCAGGGAAATTAGTCAAAGAAGGTCTATTAAAAACATTATTTGAATTTAAACTATATCCAGGTCTCAATACTATGCAATCCGACACAATAGTTGGATCCGGATATCCATATGCACCATAGATTGGATTTCCATCATAAGCCCACCCAATTAAAGGTGAGTGTGCATTTGTACTTTGACTGGTATCATTAACGGTACTTCTTACTTGGGAAATATATCCACTAACAGAATATTCCAAAGAATTTTCACCAGAGATAATCTCAGAATTATTAAATCTATAATTATTATTTAAAGTAAGAGATCTAACTGATGCCTCAATAATTGCATTTTTACCTGCAGGAACAACGTTGATAAATGTATTTTCTGATGTATAATTTTGTCCCCCATTTTGAACAAAGACTTTAATTATTTTTCCATTTGAAATAGAAGGTCTTAATATTGCTCCACTACCATCCCCAATTACATTGAGATCTGGAATGGAATAATAATTCGTACCACCATATTTTATTTGAACCGATTCAATTGTATTCCCTATAATTACAGGAACCAATTCCGCATCAGTCCCATTATTAATAGAGATTTTGGGTTTCTTATGGAAATTTAAAATTGTAGATCCATAATTCGTTCCTGCTTCGTAAATATATGCATCAACAATTTTTCCTCTAATAATAGGAGTAGCTGTAACTATGCCAACAGAACTACCATTAATTCCAATAGAATAATTAATATTTGCACTAATTTGTGGGTATGAAAAATACTGATAACCGGATCCTGAAGAGGAGAATTTTACATATTTTCCTCTTTGATAATCTGAAAGGTATGTACCACCAATTCCAGCATTTACTAATCTAAAACTATTGCCATCAACTTTCAATACTTTATATTGAACTGATGAAGAAAGACCGCTGATTGCAATATCATTATGGGTGTATGTTACAAAATCTCCATTATTAAATCCATGATTACTAAAATTAATAGTATGATCAAATGTAGATATTCCAGTAGGATTTACAATTACTTTTCTGTTAGAAAATCCACTTCCACCATCAACTACTTTAATTTGTGATAAAGTATTTCTTAAGGCAAAAGTTTCGAATTTTTGAAGTCCATATGTATTAATAGTGGTGAAACCAACTGTATTAATACCTGAATTAAAATCTGATAGTGAGTTATATAATTGAATTGTCTTGGAATTAACAACTTTTGTATAATAGATGGTTCCATCTCTCAGATAAGAACCGGAACTTGCATTTGATCCACCAAAGGTAGCAATTCCTATTTGGGAATTCCCATTTGGACTATAAATTATACCATCCCTATCTCTAAGATTATGATTAGTTTTAAATGTAATCGTTTCATTTATTAAATCTATTCCCCCAGAATTGTCAGTATCTCTTGCATCAAAATAAATTGATCTACGTCTCTTTTCTAAGATTGGCTCAAAAGCTCCACCAATACCATTTCCTCCAGAGACGGCAACAGAAACAACAACATCCAAATCAAAATCTTGGGGGTCAATAAAGATTTTTTCAATGGATCCAGTTATAACTGGATTAACTAAAGCAGTAACTCCTATCCCAGACTCAACAGTTAGTAGTGGTGGATTAACTACATCATAACCAGTACCACCATTTAGGATATTGATGGATTCGATAGGTCCATAATAAATTTTATCCGAAGACTTATAGTTTTGTATTTCAACACCATTAATCAGTATTCCAATTGGGCCGGAAGTTGTAACATCGCCAGAGTCTGTTGGATTTAATTTAGTAACTGGAATTTTTCTTAATATTTTCTGTGCAGAAATATTTTTAGTTCTTTGATCTGCTAAGGTAAATGCGTGAGATCCATTTGCATTTAATGGAATGTCTAAAGGAATATAATCACCACTTACAATAAATGATTTTGAGGCATATAACCTAATATTAGTCTGACTAACAACTTCAACATAATAAAATCCTTGTTCTAATCCAGTAATAGGAATATCTTGTGGTGAATAGAAAACTTTATCTCCAGTCAAGAATGGTACTTGAGTAAATCCTCTAGAACCGTTACTGGAACCACTGGAAAAATCAAATGAAATTGTGGAGTATTTTTGAGTACTAGCATCCTTGTTTTGTAGATATGCATTACTTGCCGTAGGAATATCAATTTCAAATATATTTTGTGTTATATTGTATGATGGTAAGGAATTTGACGCTATATATAGATTTCCATCATTATCATCATATACATTTTGAACATCTGAAAGTAACGTATTATTCCCATAATCTAAAGATGTTCCAGAACTTGTTGCTTTTTTAACTTTCCTTCTAATATCAAGATCTCTGCCAAAATATACTTTATTTGAATCTGTAGGATCAAATGTCTCTCCATTCAAATCCAAAAGATTTGTAACATTAATAGTATTACCAGAGATACTAACAACACTTGCAATAGTTACTGGTGAGGAGACTACAGTTTGAGATCCTCTAATTAGAACCTCAATTAAATCTCCAGACATTAAGCTGGATTTATCAATGATACTATTTGTATTAAATGAACCAGAAGAATAATTTACATAATACCTGGAACTAGTGTTATAAATGAATGAATTGGCAACAGTTTCCGTGTAAGTTTTATTTAATTCTGGATTTTTAATAATTTTACCTAGATGAGAAACTTTTATTTCTTCACCTTCAATTGATAGCCCAAAATTATTTAAATTTGTAAATTTACTAATAACTCCAGTAATTCTTACTTCAACTTTTTTGGTTAAATCATTGTCCTCAAATCCATAATAAATTTCATCAGATCTAATGTCATCAGCAGTTGTAATTGCATACTCAACATTAGAGCATCCTAAAAACTGATTAATAGTCTTGTCAGAATATGAAATAATATTATTTCCAGATACAACTGTTCCAGAAGTAGTAAATCCAATTGTAGAATCTACAGTAATAACTGATGCTCCTGGAGATACATTTTCTACAACTTTTGTTTTTGGTGAAATATTGAAATCACCTTGAATCTGGGTATTTTCATCAAATCCAACATAAAGACTGATTTTATAATAAACTTTATTTTTTCTAGTTAAAATTTCAACTTCTGAAACTGAAGCATTAGTTCCATAGTCAGTCGATTTTCTAATGGTCTGTCCAACAAGTTTATTTGGATCTCCAGAAATTCTTTCTGCAACAACAAGTTGTCTCCTTACAAAAACAGAAGACGATGGTTTGATTAGAAATTGTTCTAGATCAATAACTTTAGGATTTACCCCATAAAGAATATTGAAAAGAATTCTAAATGACTGATCTGTACCTTTTGACTTATAAAAATCTCTTGCTTGCTTTATAAAATTCCCAACCTTCAATTCTGGAATAAAGTCCTTATCCTCAAGTCCAGGAGTAAAAGTATATTTAATTTTCTTATAAAATTCTTTGAGGAATAATGAACTTAAATTCTCTACCTTAGATCCTTGAATATGTGTAGATGTATTAGTTTGGCTGAATACTAATTCTTCTTGATCATTTGGTGCATGATAGCTAGTAATTCCACTAAATCCCCTAATACATCCAGTGAAAGTATTAGTAGTAATTCCAGTATAGGTGATGATTTCACCATCAATCTTTAAAAGACCATATTGATTTGGATATCCCTTAGTGCTTGTTACAGTAACTATCCCAGAAGTCGATGATAGATCTGTTGATAGGGAAGTAATTCCCACAATAACTTCGGGAATGAGATTATCGAGTTTTAGATATTGATCTAAATTTTCGGCAATATCAACTGGACCTCCCTGATACTCTTGGGAGATGTAGTATTGCTTTAAAAATTCTGAGGATTTGGGGCTTTCATCTAATATAAACTCTGGTAATTGATTTTCTACAATTTGCTGAACTTTTACCCTAGCATCAAAACCAGTTTCTATCATCTTATGACCTCGTTAAATCTCCATTAGAATAACTTGATGTATAATAATCTTGTGAGAATGTCACACCAGATATATTATCTCCAGATGCAATAACATCTTTAACCATATTTATTGAACTTTTTGTGACATCAAAATAGATGTACAAATCTTTTAATCCAATAATATCATTGGATTCTGGATATGCCTGTACTTCAATTATATTATTACCCTTTTCTGTTGATGTTATAATAATATCTTCAGGAAGTCCAAGAATAATTTCACCTCTTGAATAATCTACGGACCCAACTGATTTGGAAATAGTTTGAACATTTCCACTTTGATCATACTTAAATAATGCCAAAACTCCCTTATTGCTTCCGTCAAGAGTTCCATCAACATTCTTATTCGGAGTATCAGTAATATAGATTGTTCCAGACTGTTCAGAGATTGTAAATCCAGTTGATTTAATATTTGCACCTAAAGGATTAATGTGTAGTCTGTTACCAAAGCATAGTTCATATTGGACTGCTTGATTTACAAGAGCCTTTAAATCTCTTCTAATTTTAATCTTAGTAATATTTGATGTAATTGATGTGTCAGTATTATCGATGATTTGTTGAATTTTACTATATTTGAATCTGCCACCAAATTTATTTAAATCAATAGAATTTGAATAAGTAGTCAAAGATTGAATAACTTTTGTTCTCAAATCATTTACAGATGAAACCTGAGAATAATTATAGTAAATTGAAGAATCGATCTCAACATAAAGAATTTTGAGATCCATAATCTTTTGATTAATACCAGCAAGTGAATATTGTTTTAACTTGAATAAGATTTGGGACTTATTAAAGTCGGAAACAAATGTACCATTCTTTGGTTTGATGCTAATTGATACTGTCCCATATTCTGGTGGATCTAAATCTTCGCCACCAATTACTGAAACTGATTCTGTATCTGGATAGATTGATTTAATGATTGCCTCATAATCTCTTGCAGTTACTGCCCTATATTGGCTTGAATAAATTCGTGGTGCAAAATATTTGATAGAATCAATTGATTCAATGTTTCCACCGTTTTGAGAGGATTGAACCGTTGTGATTGAAATTGCATTATTAGAAGTAATTGGTTGATCTGAAGAACCCCTGAATGTTCCCGAGAAAGAAAATCTTGAGGCACCATTTCCCTCTGTGCCGTCAGTAACAATATATGATACAGTAATGACAGAATTATTCTCTAACTTTCTACCAATAACTCCATCACCAAACAGAAGTTCATACTTTTCATCCTGAACTTCTTGAATAAGATAGATATTGGAGATTCCAGTGACTTCAAAAATATTATTGGCAAGAGTATATTCAATGCCATTTCCACTATCTGTGGGACCTTTCACATAAACTTTAATGGTTGATGTATCCACATATGGATTATCAATAATAAATCTCTGGTCCAATGATCCATCAACTACAAACTGTTTTTTAAGAAATGTTCCTTGATAAATTTCTAGTTCTGTAAATGATGCAACTGAGTTAGTAATATTTGCAGTATAATTTTCTGGTATTGAAAAGATGTAAGACGTATTATCGACATTTCCTACGCATACAAGACCTGCCTGGAGCGTGAGGGTGGCACTATTGACTGCTGCATCTATTTGCGCGTCAAAAGAAACAAGTGCCTTAGAGGCGGTCCTGGAGCGTGGAACGTAACCAATATTTCTTGCAAGAGAAACTACATTCTCTCTGAGTGTTGCAGAATCCAAAAAGGATTCGTTCACAATCATATTTGAGTTAAATGCTGTGATATATGTATTATATGCAAGCGTATCAATCAGAATCGAAAAGTTCGATCCTTCAAAGTCAAAGTCCGTGAAATTAGAATTCGCACGGAGATAGTCTTTGATGGACGCTTTTATCTGATCAAAATCTAGATTTGTAAACTTAGTAAAAGGCATTTTATCTTGTTGCCTCTAATATGAATGAAAATTCTTGTGTTGGAAATTGTTGTCCGATAATATCAAATATCAAAGTAATTGAAAATGCATTATCATCTGGTTGTGGATCAACTAAGACTTGAAGATTATTAACTCTAGGCTCGTAATTGGTAATTACTGCCTCAACTTGTGCCTGAATATTTGTCGCAGTACCGTAATCAACGAAATCAAATAGACTAGAATAAACTTGTGATCCAAGAGATGAATTAAAAAATCTCTCGGTAAGTGCAGTTTCTACTAGATTTCTAACGGATCTACGAATCGCATTTTCATTAAGTAATACTGGTAAATCCTTTGTCACCGGATGAGGTTCAAAGGATAAACTAATATCTTTAAATGATCTAGATATCCTTTGAACTGCCATTGGACAAAAAAGTTCTCCCTTTATTTATAGTTATTTCCAGGGTGATCCATAGGATGGTTCGGTTCCATATGACCAATCATCATAATCTTCGTCATTACGGATTTTTTCGTGCAATTCAACTTGCTTCTTGAACTTATGTTTTGGTGCCGTATCGTGCATAATCTCCTGAATTACACGTTGTGGGGGAGTTGCATCATAATCAGTAATCAGTTTTGCGGTTCCCCACATTTCTCTCATATAATCTGAGTCTCTATCGACTGGTAAGTTGGACATTTTAGCTCCTGTTTTAGTGAATAAAACAGAACTTTTATAAAGGAGGTTGCTATCTCCTTATCTCTATTTAACGATCCAGTTCCCGAAGTTTAAAATTGTTTGAATCTAAGTATTTTAATAGTTCTAGAACGATCAATTTTGGATTTCCAGTACCACAAGTATAGGCATCAATGGCAATTGTTCCGTTTTCTGGCCAAGTATGACAAGAAACGTGACTTTCTGAAAGTGCAATGACGATTGTAACACCTTGTGGTATGAAACAATGTTGATAAATGTTGAGAATTGTCATTCTAGCACGTTTAATCCCACGTTCCATTGCCTCCTGAAGGGCAATTCCATCATTTAAGAGATTGAATTTTACATCATACACCTCTAAGAGGAGGTGATTGCCCATTGAAAACCGTTCCAATCTATAAAAACCACACTAAAAATTTATTTATTTAAGATTTCCAATGGTTATTTGGTTGCTCCCACCAAAAATGAAGGTCTTCTTGAGTATCATCATAGTATAAACTAACAAAATCACTTTTAAAAGTACTATGAATGTTCTCGCATAATGCTATGGTATGAACATTTACATTCATTATCTGGGTAATCCAAGAATAATTACCTCCACGAATAACTCCCGCTTCAATTAAAACAAAATTATCCCATTTTGTCTTCCATTTCATAAAGTTTTGAGTAAATTCATCTTTATAAATGCTGACATCTTCGTCCGGAAATGGTACATTGACTGCTTCAATATGAAAAATCTCTCCATCCATTGATAATGAATGGGAGAGATGTTGTGTTGCAATTGCAGAATAGTCGGGAGAGACCATAAGAAAGCACGTATTAGATGGATGAATATCCAAATTTGCCATTTTAATCTTATAGTTCATTTCCTGAATTAAAGATTTTTCTCTATCTTCAGAGATAAAGAGAATTTTTTTCATTTATCTACCTTGGCCTCTATACTTTTTACGAGCTCTGTTACGAGACGTAGCGGCATACTTAGTATTAGAACCGCACCCTTGACGAGTGTTTTTAGGATTAGACTCAATGAGCTTAGCGCCACTCAATGATTTTTTAACTGCCATAAGTAATCTCCATAATTTCAGTTTCAAGTTCTTCAGGATGTGGAGAACCTGACTGATAGAATTCTATTGCCAGATCCTCCATTGTATTGAAATATTCTTCTTCTGTAAGATCGGTGTAAATTTTACGTCCCTTACATAGGATATTGTACTTCGTAGAATTGTTAGACATTCAACCTTAGATAATTCGTGTTTTCTCGTGACCGACTCTAATACGAGGATCACACCAGATTTCGAATCCTGCTTCCTTTGCATCCAAACAGAAGCTTACGTCTTCTCCACACATATCTTGAACCTCACCAGATTCAAAGACTTGCATCTTTGGAGCAAACCAAGGATACTTCATTTCGGGATGTTCGAATACTCCGTTCTTGATCAGTAACCAACCAAATCCAGCATAATCAACTGTAAATGGCTTACGACGCTTACTCATCGTTTCTAGAGTTTCGTGGTTCATTACACCACCATTATTACGGAAGTCATCTTCTTCCATCCAGTGTGCAACTGATGTAGTATTGCCATCTTCGGTACAGTACCAGCCAGATGCAATATCCTGATCCATTAGGACCAGCTGGAAGAATTGCTGAGTATTGAATACAATGTCAGAATCAATCCAGAGTTGCCAATCGTATTTGAGTTTGCCGTCCCATGGAATTTGATCGGGACCGCGTAGTACATTTGCTCCAAGACATTTGCAACGTGCAAAGTTCACCATCGAGGAATAGTCTTGTGAAATCTGAATACTTGCTCCGGCCTGAACCAAATCAAAACAGAGTTGTACGAAGTTCTTCAGATAGGTATAAGAAACTCCTCTTCCTGGTAGGCAAAATACGACCGATTTGCCTTGAACCATTTGTCTTGCCAAGTCATAGTCCCATTCTTGATCTGCAGTTTTTGCGATGGGTGCTTTTGCTTTAACGGTAAATCCTTTAGCCATAATTGAGTGTAATTACTTCACTATCATACAGTATTATGTAGCAGTTGTCAAGCTACTTAATGTTCGGTAATCACGATTTCATTTCCATCCAAATTGAATTCTACCTGTGTATCTTCATACCAAGAAAGTTCATTAATCATCCATTCAGGAATATTGACATAGTACTCTCCACTAACTGGATCGACCTGTACGGGATGAATATTTTCTCCGAAATTTTTTTTCATTAGCAAGAAATATTTTTTCTTTTTTCACCTTATATATGAATTATCAAACTTGAGGACTGATTTTTTTATGGCAAAAATTTTTTTATATTGAGCTCAATACTTATGTCGCTTGGGTAACACTTTGTAGGTTAGGGTAGTGTTGCGTTTTTCAACGCGCCCCGCGCCGACGGCGGCACCCCCCACGGGGGCACTGCCGATCACGAACCCATAAGGATGCCCCCCACCCCGAAGGGCAGGGGGCGGGAGTGGGTCAGGCAGGGAAGGAGAGGCGCCGTGCCTCTGGGTTGCAATAGTAGCGGTGACCGGGACCAGACCATCCCTGCCAAGAGGTGTGCATGTCTGCCAGCTCAGCAGCAGGCAACCCATCATCCTGCCAGTCACGGGTATGAGAGTTTGCCTGACCTTTGCCCGCTTCCACCAATTCATCGCCGTTCCAGGTGGGAAGGTTGCTCACCTTGGTTCCGATCCACACGGTCTGACGGGTTGCGAGGTCGGATGCTTGGTTGTAGAGTGCCATGAGGTTGGGTCGTTTGGTATGGGTTAATTGTAGCACGGATGGGGTCAGGCAGCAGTCAGAACCCGTCCGACCCGTCGATCATAAACCTTAGGAGTTTTGGTGACCTGATCGGGATGGACCAACTCAACGGTTGCCCTCTTGATATTGATTCCATTGGAGGGGTTGCCTAGCAGTCGGAATCCCATCTGGGGGGAGACTCCTTCCGGGAATCGGACAAACTGAACCATGGGAGTGATTTTGTTCCTGCGGGAGAATCGGGTAACCTTGAGGATCATCGGGGTTCGGGGTCGTTTGGTATGGGTTAATTGTAGCACGGATGGGGGGCAACCCCCTAGAGGTCTGCCATCATCTCCAGCATCTCTGCCTCATCGATTGCGGGATCATTCCAACGTACCCCATCGGCAGTCTGACCCAGCATCCGCCCGATCTGCCCATCCATCATGCAACGGACGAATTTTTGCCATGGGGTCTCATCGGCGCCGCAGTACTCAACACATGCCTTGGCAGTGTTGTAGAGGAACTTATCGTTGCCGATCCAAAGGGCAGCATTCCAGGTTTGGTAGTTTGCCCAACCGTTGTAGGTGTTGCTGGTCATCGGGGTTGCTCCGTTTGGTTCTTACGTATCCTACAGGCAACCCCCCACCGTTTTGGCAGAGGGTGTGCCAGCTGTCAGACTGTCACCAGATGATGGGGGTGCCATCGGTATCGGTTACAGTGCCCGCCTCCTGATCGGCAGCGATGCTGTCCAGGATCTTAAGCAGATCGGCGCCAGTGTTGGCACGGTTCAGCAGAGCGGAGGCAATTTCAAAAGTCATGAGAGTTGGTGTTAGATAGGGTGGTTTGGGTGAGGGTGTCTTTAGAGCGCATCCCATTCTCTTTGATGTTATGCCAGGCGCATAGAGGAGAAGAAAGGAATTACAGAGAATTCGGTTCCCCACTTAGACCGAAGGAACCAAGTCCAGTTCTTTTGGAATACACATTCACCAGGCAATCCGTGCTCCTGAAGAATAGCATTCAGGC